CAGGATTGTTTGCCCCTATAAATCAATTATTGGGTATTATTAAATACTCTCGGAAGTAATATATATATATATATACGTATTACTTGCTAAGTATAAAGAAAGGTTATATTAAATGGCTCGACGAAAATGGAATTACGAAACCATAAAACAAGTTGTTGACGGTGAGAATCCGTTTATTCAAGTAGGTTATGTTCCGAAAACAAAAGAAAGAGTAGCCGGAGAAATTTGGACTGATTCTCGGGGGATAACTTGGGAACAAAAATCGGGATATAAATCTAGAGTAAATAAACAAGTTGACTCCATTCGAGAACAATTAAAACAAATTTGCTCGAAATGTAAAAAAGATATCCAATGGGGGACATCATATGACAAATTGTTTTATGCAAAAACCGGCAAATGTCATGATTGTACAGTTTCCGATGAGACGTTGCTCCGAATAAAAGGAAAATATGATACATATGAAACTTATAAAATCCTTTCCAATAAGTTGTCGGTGGCAAGGGAATTTAAAGAGAAAACCACCGAAGCTGTAAATTATTTAAAAACATATAGTGGAAAGATAGAATTTATAAATTCCGATGGTACCATAGAATCGTGGACAGATGAATTGCGTTCACGTCATCTTTCTGATGCTATTAGCGATTTAGAACGAGTCGATAAATTGATTGCGGAATTAGAAGGCGAATTAAAAAAGATAGATTTTTCGGAGATAACTAGTTTGTTAGAAACTAATACTCATCAATAATATGCCCTTAATTGATATGCCTGTTGTATCGGCGTCATTGTCGCCCGTTGTTGTTAATACTACTCCATTAAATGTATCTATTAAAGAAACAGCATCTTTTGCTCCAATAAAAAGCAATGAAAACACGTCTTCTATACAACCCATACAAAAAGGATGGCCCATTTCCAAAAAATCGGATCAACGCGTTAATACAGAAGAAGTTTTGTCTCTTAAAGAAATCATAAAAGATGAATATAAAAAATGTGCTCTCGACCCGATATACTTTATAAAAAAATATATAAAGATTCAGTCTCAAACTCTGGGAATAATTCCGTTTGAATTATATGATTTTCAAGAAACCGCTTTAAAAACAATTCATGAAAACAATAGAATAGTCATTCTTAAATCCCGACAAATGGGAATATCTACTCTTGTTGCTGCTTATGCGTTGTGGTTAATGATATTCAATTCCGGAAAAAACGTATTGGCAATTTCTATTAAACAAGAATCTGCGAAAGAAATTATTTCAAAAGTCAGAGTTGCAAATGAAAACCTTCCATCGTGGTTAAAAATAAAAACTATAGAGGACAACAGGCTTTCTATTAAGTTTAAAAATAAATCTATGATATTGGCTACATCGTCTGCATCTGATGCAAGCCGTGGATATTCAGCATCATTGATAATTTGTGATGAAGCTGCTTTCGTAGAAAATATAGAAGCCCTATGGGTGTCGGCTCAGCAAACATTAAGTACGGTGGTTGATGGTAAGGCTATAATATTATCTACGCCCAATGGAATAGGTAACTTTTTCCATAAAGTATGGGCGGATTCTGAAAGTAAAAAAAGTGGATTTAAACCGATTAAGTTGCCATGGCAATTACATCCTAAAAGAGACGATTTTTGGAGAGAACAGCAAACTAAAGAACTGGGAGACAAATTAGCATCGCAAGAATGTGATTGTAGCTTTTTATCATCCGGAACAAACGTTATTGCATTAAGCATATTGGATGTGTATGAAAAAAATTATATAAAAGAGCCTATAGAATATAGAGCTGCCGATGAATTGTGGATATTTGAACCACCCAACTATTCTAAAGGATATATTATAGCTGCGGATACTGCTAGAGGAGATGGAAGCGATTATTCAGCGGCTCAAGTAATAGACACAGAAACCTCAGAACAGGTTGCTGAATATAAGGCACAAATAGGAACAACGGAATTTGGAAATTTATTAGTAAATCTTGCTACTGAATATAATGATGCATTACTAATAATTGAACGAGAAAATGTTGGATGGGCAACCATTCAAACTGTTATTAACAGACAATATAAAAACCTATTTTATTCGAGTAAAGACTTAAAATATGTAGATGTGTTACATCAATTAAAAAACAAATATAATAAAGACGAATTGATTCCTGGATTCAGTACAAATGTCAATTCTAGACCATTATTAATATCTAAATTGGAGGGATATTTCAGAGAACGAGCTATTATTATACGATCAGTGCGTACATTAAATGAATTAAAAACATTCATCTGGGAGAAGCATAAAGCTCAAGCTATGCAAGGTTATAATGACGATTTAATACTTGCTTTATGTTTAACATTGTGGGTAAGAGATACAGCACTAAGATTAAAACAAGAGGGTATATCATTAATAAAAACCATGATAAATAAAATGGATAAATCTAAATTTGATAAAAAACACACATCAATATATACGCCGAATCGGATAGGTACACCAGAATATGAACAGTGGAATATGAAAACAGGAAGAACAAATGAAAAAGAAAGTTTGACTTGGTTGTTGAAATAACTCTGTTATTGTAAAGATTATTGTAACAAAATTACACTATTTATTTATTGATTTCGTAATATGTACGGTCTGAATCATTAATTATAAAGAATAGACTATGCCTAACATTAAATTTATAGGTGGTGGTAATACTGGAAATATTAAAAAAAGTAATGGGTTTGGCGACGAAACAAATATCAAAGAAAAGTCGCTTTTTGCAAGATTAAAGCGGTTGTTTTCTACTGATGTCGTTGTCCGCAATATCGGAGGTAAAAAGCTTAAAATAAAAGATACTGATTCTATCATGTATGCTACAGATAGGAACAGTTTAAGGGACAGATTTAATAGGGTTAGAAGTACAGCTTATAATGCTTATACACGAGATTTTTCATTAAGTTATCAATCAGCTAGAATAGATTTGTTTCGGGATTATGATACTATCGACATGGATGCCATAATGAGTGCTGCTTTGGACATATATGCAGACGAAACCACTACAAAAAATGAAATTAATGAAATTTTAACTATTAAAGCGAAAAACAATAATATAAAAGAAATACTTCACAATCTTTTCTATGACATTCTTAACGTAGAATTTAACTTATGGTCTTGGGTAAGAAATGTTTGCAAATATGGTGATTTTTATTTAAAATTGCATATTAGTCCCGAATATGGTATTTATCTTGTTGAGCCGATTTCAGCATATAATGTGGAAAGAATAGAAAATACGGACCCTGCAAATAAAAATTATGTAAAGTTTCAAGTACGTCCAACCGATACATCTCAAATAGAAAGTCTTGAGAATTTTGAAGTGGCCCATTTCCGATTACTCTCGGACAGCAACTTCATTCCGTATGGTAGATCGATGCTTGAGCCTGCTAGACGGACATGGAAGCAACTGTCTTTGTTAGAGGATGCAATGTTATTACATCGAATAATGAGAGCTCCAGAACGACGAGTATTTAAAGTTGATATAGGAAATATTCCGCCTCAAGAGGTTGACAATTATATGGAAAAGCTTATGGCTAAAATGAAAAAAGTTCCATATATGGATCAAACAACCGGAGAATATAATCTTCGTATGAACTTGCAAACTTCAATTGAGGATTATTTCCTCCCTGTTCGTGGATCGGATAGTGGTACTTCAATTGAAACTTTACCTGGAATGGAATATACAGGTATTGACGATATAGAATATGTTAAAAATAAAATGCTTGCTGCACTTAAAATTCCTAAAGCATTTCTAGGGTTTGATGAAAACATCGGGGGGAAAAGCAATTTGGCTATGGAAGATGTGCGCTTTGGACGGACGATTCAAAGAATTCAAAAAGTGGTAGTATCCGAGTTGACAAAAATAGGAATAATTCATTTATATGCTCAGGGGTATAGAGATGAAAATTTGGTAGATTTTTCATTAGAATTGACTAACCCATCTACAATATTTGAAAAAGAGAAGCTTGAAATTTGGTCAGATAAAACCGATCTGGCTAAAAATATGATCGAACAAAAGCTTTTTTCCAGAAAATGGATATATTCTAATGTATATAATCTTTCAGATGATGATCGGGACGAAATATCAAATGACATTGTAGAAGACACTAAACAAGCATGGAGATTTAAATCCATAGAAGATGAGGGGTATGACCCTGCTAAACCATTTGAAAAAATAAACGCCAAGCGTGAAGGGGGTGAAGGGGCACCTATAGGGGGGAAACCGGATTTGAAAGGCGGAGATAAAATGGAATCAGAGATGCCGGTTTCAAAGGAGCTGCCAGGGAAAGGAGAACTAAGTAAAATTTCACAATCGTCTCCTATGAAAGAAAACACTAAAAATATAATAAATGGGGAACCGGAAATAGTGGTAGTTAAAGAAAAACATGGTGAGCATGCTGATGATTATGAACGACCATCGCAAGCTGGAAATAAAAAAGCAAGTGATTATCCTTTTGGTGAAGACCCATTGGGAGACAAAGAGATTCGCCGGCGTCCTCGGAAAAAATCGATAATAGACACTCCGACCAGTTCGCCACTAACATTAGAACATGTATTAGGAAGTAATATGCTTGAAACGCTTGGAAAATTTCTTAATACAAGGGGTGCAAAAGAAGAAAAGAAACAATTGCTTGAAAATGCAAATAACAAATCATTATTAGATGAAAGCAATATATTATAATAATTGAAGTTTTAATGTTTATTTTGATTAATTTTAACCATATTTATAAGTGATAAATTATATTTTTATTATAGATGAAAAAGAAACTGCGTCATTCGAAGTTTAAAAATACCGGCATTTTATTTGAACTTCTAATCCGTCAAATAACAGCTGACATAGTTTCGGGAAAAGAAGGCGAATCGGATGCAAAAAACTTGCTATTTAAATATTTTAAAGAAAATGCAGAATTAGGCAAGGAGTATCGTCTTTATAAATTTCTCTTAAATGAAAAAATAAAAGATTCTCAAAAAGCCGAGCGATTTTTGTCTATTATTATAGAACAGCGGAAAAAATTAAACAGTCGAAAATTGCTTGAACAAAAGTATGCGTTAATAAAAGAAATAAAAAACAAATATTCTATAGAAGAATTACTAAAAACAAATATAAAAAACTATAAAGCATTGGCATCAATATATAAACTATTTGAAGATGCGGCTTCTAAAAACGAAATAAAGTTTGATGTCAATGAGATATTTCAAGCAAAAACATGTATAGTTGAAAATATAACTGATAAAAAAATTTTACGGACAAATGATGCTGATGATATTATAAAATTATATGAGCAACAGGATTTAGAAGTTCGGTTGTTATCATATAAACTACTTGTTGAAGGTCTTAATAAGAAATATAGCAATTTGGATGATAATCAAAAAGAAGTATTAAGAGAATATATCAATAATATTGCTAATACTAATTCATTGGGCGTTTTTATGAACTCCAAAATAAATGATGTTAAACAACAATTGGTAGAAATTTCTAGTAAAATAAAAGACGCCGACTCAGATGTAATAAAAATCAAAATAAATGAGGTTACAAAACAGCTGGATAAAGTAAAACCAGGAAAAGTTGTAAAAGATAATCAAGTAATGGTTTTGTTATTATCATACGAACTTTTAAAAGAAGTTAAATCCAGAACGGAGAAATTAACTGAAAATGAAAAAATCGCATCTTAAAACTATAATAAAACGGGTTTTAGAAGAAGTTAAACATCTAAAAACCGATCCGATGGAGATAATTCGAACCAAGTGGGGGGAATATTATATAGCCGATTTGAAAGAGTTAGCCTCTCAATATCACAGTGGTCAGTGGTCGCCTTTTTATGCTTTTGGCTCGTCAGGAACAATTGTTCCTGGATTAGCAGATGAAGCTGAGAGTGCTAAAAAATTAATTCCCGATGATGCTGAAGCAGATGAAGAAGATAAATTAACAGCTATTGCTTCATTGGAATCTAGAATTAAAAATGACGATGATGTAAATGAAAATCTGAATGAGCAGTTAAAAAATAAGCTAAAAAAGTTTGTTAAAAACGAATTAAAAAAAGTTTTAAAATCTGAACCATTAAATGAACGTAAGCATTCGCGCGCGGCAAAACGAGAGTGGATATTAAATGATGAGGGTCTTTATAATTGGTGGCTATCGACCAAACTATCAATGAAAAATTTTATAGATCAAAATGATGTCGAATTAAATAATATTATTAATAATGTTCTATCCGGAAAAAAACCTGCTCATTATTTAAAATATGGACCATTAAATGAACATGTTCAAACACGGTTTGTAGATAGAGGAAGTATTAAACTTCAAGGGGGTGTTAATGAAGAAAATGCTAGAAAAATAGCAGACACGTATTGGGATGTTTTTTGGCATGGTAAAGACGTTGATGGTGTTTGGAATTTTAAAACAAGAGGCGACAGATTTTGCTGTGCTGTGGGAATGCATAATGATGGCGGAACGTTAAAACCTGCTATATTAAATGTAACAACTACACCTGGAAGGTTGGAACTTATTGTTGCTAATACGATTGACGAATTAATTAATCATAATCTAAAAGAAATATCTGTTACTGGGGGTGTTGCTGGTTATAATACGCCTTATGCTTTCTCTAAAAAGGGTACAAGTAAAAAGGCTTTAGATGCAACTAAAAAAATGGGGTATAAATTTGCAAAAAATATAGGAGAAAACGCCAATGAACACGATTAAGTTTTCAAGATTGCTTGAACAAGCATTTTTTTATGATTTAGGACGGGATTTTCAAGCTTTTGAAAGAAGCGTGGATGTAGCCACAGAAACTGCTAAACAACGATTTCAAAAAGCTATGAATGATAAAGTTGTTGGAAGAAAAGCGGAAGTTAGAGCATCCCGAGGATATGGACAACCCGAAAAAGATTATGTCATTGATAAAGTTACAGCAGTAAATATTGATTGGTATTATAACAAATATGTTGTAATATTTAAAAATGAGTCGGAAAAAGAATTTTTCTTAAAACCGGGATTTAAAGTTAAAATTATAGGGCAAGCTCCGGCTCCACAAAATCAACCAGAAACAAATACGGCAGCTCCAAAGCCGCCTCCTACTCCTAAGCAAGAACCACCAGCGGCACAACAAAAACCAGTTGTTGCGCCTTCAAAACCAGCACAGCTCAATGCTAAACGTCCCGCACCCGCACCACCCGCTGTACAACAAAATCAGCCTCCTTTAAAAGAAGAAGTATTTGATGCTGAATACAGAATGTAAAAAAATTATGGCCGATATTTCTTACAACGCCAAAAAAATAAATGATGGTGCTTCGTGTTGCGATAAAATAAAAAAATCGAAACTCAGAAAGCTAATAATTGGAACTATTAAAGAGGTTTTAAAAGAGTATTCGGTTAACCAATTTAATTCATATAAGGAATTAGATCGCAAACTTAAATCGGAAGGATGGCATAAACCATCATCTCATTATAGAACATCATCTTTGCTTAATTTGGAAAAGGAATTTGGCGGAGATGATATTGTGGAGTTTTATGTCATGCGGAAACCGATTGCAGACGGGCTATTTAAAGATGTTTTGTATATTTCGGGAATATATAAAGGACGAGCAGTAGGGCCTCCACAACTTATTCATTCGTTAGATGATATTTATCATAGATTGAAAACGTTTAGTTAATTAAATTTTATGGATAACAATAAACAACTTCTTGTAGATGTGCTATCATTTGATTATTCTAAAGATTTGATTACCGAATCTCTTAGAAATGCTCCTCATACAAATCTTGTCGTTAAGGGGATTGTTCAGAAAGCAGGATCGACTAATCAAAATGGTCGGGTTTATCCGTTTAATGTT